TCTACAGAGTCTGGTAAGTCTATACCAACTTCTCTAGCATACTCTGCATCCATTATTCCCCAATATTCAAGGACTTCAAAGTTAGGAGCATAAGATTCGTCAACACTATAATCATCTTTTAATTGACTTTCAAAATCTTTCTCTTCATAGTTCGGACCCATTTGTATACATTCTCGTATAGCATCCTTATTAAAGTAAGGCATATTTCTTAACTGCCTTAACTGACTACGATTCATTTTATGTCTGTGAACTACGAACTCACATTCATCTATGTTAGTAGCTGCAGGGTCTGGGTAAAAGTCCCAGCAACTTACAAATTCTATTCTTGGTACTCTAACTTCAAGTGGGTTATATTCTCTTTCCCCTTCTTCATTAGTAGTCCATTGGTTTAATCTTTTGTTAAAATTAAATGGTCCTTTAACAATTCCTGTACCTAACAGAGCTGATTCAAGTAAAGCATTTCTTATTTCAGCTGACCCATTAGATTCTTCTATTTGGTCGTGAACTAGCTTTTCCATTCTTCTTGCAGCTTTTTGAGCTGGAGATATTTCTGGAATTTGTGGTGAAGGTGATGTTCCTTCTTTTAATAATCCTTGTTCTGCTAATTGATTCTCAATAGTTTCTTCAAACATACCAGTACCATAAGTAGCACCAGCTTTTAAAACTTTACCATCTCCTTCATATCCTACATCATATGGATTTTCTACAACAGGGTCTTCTATTCTATTACCAATATTATCTGGTATATTTGATTCTATTCCTGCTGTAGGATTATTAGCATCTAGATAAGCATTTTGTTTCTCACCTTCTGGCATATTTGTTTCGGAAATTCCTATTGGAAATTTACCCGTACCAAATATAACATCAACTAATTGTCCAAAGGCTGCTAGAACTTTTGTTTTAGTTACCTTTACAAATATTCTAGATTTTTCAGATTCTCTAAACTTTACTCCTTTATTGTAAAGTCCTCTATAGTTTTCGTAAGCTTGTAACCATCTTCTTTCGTCTGAGTCTCTAGCTGTTTCAGCTAAAGCAAAACGACTTTTAATTATGCCTACAAGATTTAATTCTTGTGACTCTTCTAAAGTTAAAGCTTTACCAGCTTCACCCTCTACTTCTTCGTAGATATTGTTAGCTGTTAAAAATGTATTTTCGTTTTCTGCCATTTATCAATAACCAAATTTACTATCTGCAGGTTTAAATATATCTCGTTTAAAACCTCGTAATCTTTCTAAAGGGTTTTCCATTCTAGGTCTACCCATTATAAGATACCTTAACGCATCATATGCGTGGTCTGAAGCGTTAGTATCAACATCTTCAGGATTAGTTTTTGATAATGGTATACTCTGTAATTCTCTTATTAAGTTAGGACATGTATTAAATATCTGTAACTTAGGTCTGCCATTCTCTCTAACCTTTAAATACTCGTGCATTTGAATTTTACCCTGTACTCTATTCTTATCAGCTCGTCTTAACTTATGACCAGCTAGTAATAAAGCTTCACCAACAGTAGGACCAGTAGTTCCTGTTCTAGCCCAAGCTGCAGTATCTAATACACCAGTTACGGAAAATGGGTCTACCATCTCCATATCAGTTATTATACTGCCTAATTCTTCACCTGTCAAGCCTTTTCTGTATAATTCTCTATATATTATTAAAGTATTATCATTCATGTCTATTGTACCCCATAAACAACAGCTTTCTGCAGCATACCCATAGTCTACTCCTTTTGTTCTTTCCCATACCATAGGTATTTCAAACGGAGGTATTACATGGACTGTAGGGTCAAACTCAACAAAGGCTGCTCCTTCTGCTACATCCCAATTACCTTCTAGTAGTTGTCTTCTTTGAATAGGAGGCAATGAGTTTAACATCTGCTCATATACTCCATCATCAGATAGATAAGGATTATCTGCTAATTTAGCTGGGATAAATTTCCTAGTTAAACCATCGTGACCTAAAAAACTTTGATTGTGTCCAGCTGGTTCTATATATCTTTTCTTTACCCAATGCGACCCAACCCCTCCGGGGTTTGCTGTACATCTAAGATAAGTTTTTATTTCTGGGTCAGTTGTTCTGAGTCGAGAAGCTAAATAATTCCAACTAAATTCTGTAGGTAAATGGGTAATCTCATCAAAGCCTATCCAACTATATGCTTGTCCTTGATATCTATACACATCAGCATCTCGTTCAAGGAAACCAAACTCTATCTTTGCACCGCTTGGAAAGTTCCAAAGTTTTTCTACTTCTCTAAACTTAGCACCCGGAAATGCTTGAGGATATAATTCACGAGACTTGTCTATCATTTCTCTGAGTTCTGGCATTGACCTTCTTATTATCAAAGCTCTATGAGCTTTACGATGAGCATACCTTAGTGGGTCAACCAACATTGCGTATGATTTTCCACCACCTGCTGCACCACCGTAAAGAACATCTTTCTCGTCTGCAGCTAAGAAATCTGTTTGTGGTCCATCGTTAGCTGAGAATAAGACATTAGCATCTTGTAAATCTTCTTGTACAGCTTGTGGAAGACTGTCTAAGTCTTCAGAGATTGTGAGGTTTTTTTCTGAACCACTTAAATTTTGTAAAGTATCTTTTTGTTTTTTAAAAGATTGTTTAGCGTTCTTGAGTTTGCTTTCAAGTTTTTGAATGTTTTTTTGTTTACGAGTTATAGTTCGTTGAGCAGATAACTTAGCTTGGTCACGAGTATTAGGTCTACCACCTTTCTTACGAGGAGTACCATCTTTTTTTAAAACAAAGTTACCTTCGTTATCTTGTAAGTAGAGATGAGGATTCTCTTCCCAATCTTTCAGTTCTTGGTCCATATTTTTTATCTATGTGTTTCTTCAATCCGGGAGTAGAAATTTTACGACCTGTTGAAAACTCTAACCAATCAACAGCAGCTTGTAAAGATACTTCTTCATTAACTATCATGTTTTCTACAGTTAATAAAGCTTCTAGTTCTTCTTCAATAGGTTTTAAAAACCCAGTCGTATTATCAAACTCATAACCAAAAGGTATAGTTGAAGTGGTTCTTTTTATATAACCATCAGGTAACATGTTCATACCGTTCTATATTTTTTTGTTTTCTTTGCTATCTTATCAGGCTGGGCAACATATTGTTTACCTTTCTTAGTACCTTCTTTCTTAGCTTTAGTAGTCGCAGCGTACTCCTGCGGAGTAAGTTCTTTAATAGCTTTTTCAGGTAGATACCTTTCTCCAGTGTCAGCTGATTTCTTACCGGACTTAGTTCGCCATTTCTGTTTACTCCAAGACCTAAGACTGCGTTGTGATTCTTTTAATGCCATATTATATTTGTAATAAGTAGATACAGTATGCTGCTACCGTTGCTGGAATGATAGACATACACGAAGGTATAATGACTGCATAGAGTAAAGGTCTACGCAACATAATAGTATTAATGTCTTCTTTAGCTTTTATAACCGCCACCTGCTGCTTTATATTGTTTAGCTAACATCTGAGCTTTACGAGCTGACCACTGACCAGCTTTACCGCCTTTTGTTCCAGCTTTAATTTTAGAGAATAATCTTTTACGCATAGTAGGTTTTGTGTAGTTACCTGCTTCGTTTACTTTAGATTTATTTTTCTTTTTCTTTGGATTTGCCATTGTTTTTCTTTTTGTTAAATATTCTATCCCAGTTATCTGAAAACTCTTGTCTAGATACTGATAGTGGTCTAGCTCTAGAACCTTTACCAATACGATTAGGAGTTAACTTAAGAGGTTTTTCATCACTACCTAGTTGAGGCATATCGTTACCATTTTACCTTGTCAGCCCAATAAGCAGCCGACATTTTGCCTTTGGCAATGTTCTTAGCATGACGAGCTTTGAAACTTTTGCGTTTAGCTTTCATGCGGTCAGACTCTCCAGCTTTAGGTTTACCTGCAGTTTCTGCACCTTTCTGTCCAAACCTTATGAGTTTTAAAGTATGACCATCCTGAACCAGTACCATATGAGACTTGGTTGGGTGGCTAGGAGTTCTTTTAGGTTTGTTAACTCCTGCTAAGTTATGCTTCTTTAATAAGTTTTTCTTTCTATCTTCGTGTGCCATATCAATGTAATATTTTATTGCTTATCTTTTCATCCAAGTAAGACATTAAATCGTTTTCAATAAATATTTCTTTAAACTCTCCTAGTAAGGTTAAGTTGTTAGACTCGGCAGCTGCTTCAGCTTGGGCTAAATCTTCGGCTATTATATTAGGACCGGGGTGAGTTATCCCGTCTTTAGTCATCTCCGTTAGAAATATCTTCATAATCTGTATTCTCTATTATAACTTCATCTTTGGCTGGTAGTACAAAGATACCGCCTTGAACATTATGGTTAACCTCAACTCTATCAGTCTTGCTGACACCCACTCTATCTAGGATAGTTTGAGCTGCAGCTAACTTCTGACTGGCTTGAGGCACTGGTCTATCTGAATCAATCATCTCAATAAGCTTAAAAGCAGCTTTAGGTGCAGAACGAGCAAGTACATCCGAGGCTAAATCTACTACTTCTTGTTTAAGAGATTTCAATATTTGATAGTGATTGCCTGAGTATCCAGCTAATTCTGCAGATTTTTTAAAGTCACCTTCAGTGGTAACTATATTATCTAAGAATAATTGTTGTTTTTCAGTTAAGTTTCTTTTCTTTGTTTCTGTTAAGTAAGACATACTTTTATATTATAGGGATACTTTGCAAATTTGTCAAGCCTTATAAATTATATTTAATAATTCACACGAATGTACTTGACAAATCTTAAAAATAAGTGTACAATATACTTGTATGCCCCACCGGTAAATACCTATACAACCACCCCTATATAACTTATAAAACCTTGCAAAGTTCTTGCAGGGTTTTTTAGTTTGTATAGACCGGAAAAAATACTGAAGTACTCATTATAAAACTTTATAAAATTCATAAGGTTCGGGGCTAACTGGTTAATGTTGTAAAGCTTTGTGAAATGAATGACATTTACAGTACAGCCCGTACACCCCCCCTGTACATCCTGCCCCGCCCCCTAACATATTTGTCAAGACTTGTAAAGACTCCATAACCTTTTAGAATAACGATATAACCAAAAGTAAGGTGGCAAATCCCTATCATACTTTACAAGACTTTACAAGCTTTATCGTATGACAAGCTGACGGATAATTTATAGAACTTTTAAAGTCATTTCCAAGTTGATATCTCTGGTTCATAAGATTGAATAGCTTTATATAATGTTCAGTGTTTGTACGGCTACTTTAAAGGTCTTTTTAAATCTAGATAAATTCACCCAGTTTAAACAACTAAATATTTTCCCCTTTCAAATTTAGCTATGTTATAATGGCTCAAGGCGGATAAAAACGCATCTTTAACTCTGCACCATTTTGGTGCATACAAAAAAGGAAGGGTATATATGAAATTTCAAAAAACTATTGAAATCAAATACGGAACAGCTGAGGGCAACTTTCAGCGTGGACAATATGGGAAGGATGAGCATGGGCAATCTTTCAGATACTACGGGAAAGACATTAAACACGGAAACAATGTTTGGCTCTTAGTTGAATATTTTAATTACTACAATGAAGCTGAAAAAAAATCTTTTCAAAATAGATTGAAGCAAGTTAAAAGAATGGTTAGACGAAAGCCTGAAGTAATTGAAACATGTAGAACTAAAACTAAGCGTTCTTTTGTCTTCAATGAGAACGGAAACTTAATCAGAAACGGAGGTTAATATGACTAGAAAAGATTATATAAAAATTGCACAAGCAATAAGCGAAACAAAAAATGCTAACAATGAGATTAATTCTTATGAGTTAGAAGGAACTTTATCAAATATATTCTTAGCCGATAATCCTAGATTTGATTCTGAGAGATTTTTTCAAGCGTGTAAAATAACGGAGGATGTTTAAACATGGTTAAATTATTAGAAAATAAATCCCTAACTAGGGAACAGTGGTTAGTTTTAGGAATGCAGGAGTTAACTTCAAAAGTTTTTCAAGTGGAAGACATAGAAGTACCAACAGATATAAAAGTATCTTGCGGTTTTCCTTTGACTGGTGGTAAGGGTTCGAGAAATAAAACAATCGGGAACTGTTTCAGCAGGTCAGCTAGTAAAAATAATATCAATGAAATATTTATTAGCCCCGTCCTGAGCGAGTCTGAGCGTGTTCTAGATGTTTTAAGCCATGAAATGATTCATGCTATCGATGATTGCCAATCAGGGCATAAAGGAGCTTTTAGAAAAATGGCTAAAGCTATTGGACTAGAGGGAAAAATGACAGCTACTATAGCAGGTGAAAAACTAACTGAAAAATTAAAAGAAATAATTTTAAGGATTGGTAATTATCCGCATGGGGAAGTCTCAACTAATGTCGGCAAGAAACAAACAACAAGGAATATAAAAGTATCTTGTTCTGAGTGTGACTTTTCATATAGAACAAGCAGGAAAAATATTGAGTTGATGAGCAATACTATTTGTAATAGTTGCGGTGAAGATTCTCTGGAGGTGGAATAAGCTTATAACCAAAAGTTAGGAAGTATATACAAAGACTTTTTAAAGGTTTAAAATTACAACAACTAGCAGAAAGTTTAATTAATCCTAAGTACAGATTCAAAACTACTTAACAATTAATAACAATATCTGGGAGGGTATTTACATGACAAAAGCAAAAACAAAAACAGAAACACTGACAGTAATGTGTTACTTTATGAAAGACTTAGCCAACATACAAAAAGTTTTTTCATCTACTAACGAAGAAATCAGAAGTATAGATTTTGATAGAGATACGGATGATAGGCACTTAGACTTGACAAATCCAAAGTTTCAAGAAACTAAACTAGAAAGAACAACAATTCGCACAAGCGAAGTACTAGACGATTGGAGAATCACTAGAGAATATTACTTGAAAAAAGCTAGTACCGCTCATCTCTTGCTAGATGATTTGGAATTAGTATATGAAAGAAAGTGGAAGGATGAAGTAGAAGTAGAAGAACTAACAGCATAAAAAAATATACCCCCGATAAGGTTTAACCCTGTTACCTATTTAAATACAGGGTGTTTAAACACTATACAATTATGAAACATTTATTAGAAGAAATTTTAGAAGAAGTAAAAAACAAGGGCTATCATTATTATATTGAGAGTGGTGGTTATCTTTGTCAAGACATTACCAACGACCCGACACTATGTCATTCATCAAATGATAAACCTTATCAAGGAGTTAATGCGGTTGATGAGTGTGATATCTTTATCTTAAAACATAAGAAAGATTTACCCGAAGAAGAATGTAATGCTTATCAGAACGAAGAAGGGGAGTGGATAACACAGAAAGATTATAAGAATGTATCTTTTATTCGCTGGACAAACTTTAATGACGGCACAGAACGAGTATGGGATTATGGAGTTATCTTAGAAACTATCATTGACTTAGAGAACATCATGGAAAATTGGGAAGAGCGTTTAAACAGTTTATAAATTAACGGAGAAATTATGATAAACCAAGAACACAAATTAACTTACAACAAAAACAAAACCAGAGCTTATTACAAAGGTTTTGAAATAAATGTTTACAGAGCATACGGATATAACAATTCATCTTATAAAATGTCTTATGAGTGTTTTGAAGCAAAGTGTTCTGGTCATACTAAAAAAGAAATCATGCAAAACATAGATGAAAATATAGAATTTTTAGGTTTAAAAAAATAAATAAGGAGAAAATTATGACAACATTATTATCACAGAATAATCCGAAACTTTTAAAAGGGGATAAATTAAATACTGAATATATGTCTACTGTTATGCACTTGCATCCTAGTAGTACGAAGATATGCCCCTATCAGGATATTGCGAAATGCAAAGAAGCATGTTTAAACACAGCAGGTCGTGGTGGTATCTTCAAGAAAGGAGAAACTACTAATGCAATTCAAAAGGCTAGGCAGTATCGAACAGATTTATTTTTAGAAGCACCTGATTTATTTATGAAGACTTTGCATACAGAACTTCAAGCTTTCATAACTAAGGCAGAGAAGAAAGGCAAGACTCCTTGTATTAGATTGAACGGGACTTCGGATATTCAATGGGAGTATATCGAGTACAACGGCAAGAATGTCTTTGATACTTTTCCAGAGGTACAATTCTACGACTATACAAAGATACCTACTAGAAAGATTGACGGCATAAAGAACTATCATTTGACATGGAGTTACAGCGAAGCCAACGACAAGTATGCAAAATGGTTTGACAAAATAGACTATAATATTGCGGTGGTGTTCAATGGTGATATGCCCTTATGGTTTAAAGGGCGACAGGTTATTAATGGTGATGACTACGACATGAGATTTTTAGACGAGCCAAATAGAGTAGTAGGTTTGAAAGCTAAAGGTCAAGCAAGAAAAGATACTAGCGGTTTTGTTATCGCAGTAAGTTAACGGAGAAAAATATTATGAAAAAACTAATAGAAGATATAAGATTTATAGCTAGTCAAAGCAGGGCGGAATGGTTTAATTGGTATGTACTAAAACCTTTTACTCTATTACTTTGTTTAACTGTGTTAGTTATTATATAACTACAAGTTATATACTTATAACCCACAAGCTAGATAAAATTTGATATAATAGATACATAACTAGGAAACAATGTTCAATTTAAAACGACAATGTTTCGTAGAAAAACTACGGGAAGTAATGTGTAAAAAACTCGACAACCCTGAGAGATGACTGTAGCGAAGCCGTGCATAGGTGGATAGTTTCTAGCCAAGATACTCAGGATAATGAGGACACCTCTAGGTCAAGTGCAAGACCCGAAAGGCGATATAAGACTTCCGATTAGTCACATGGTGAGAGCGTTTAAACGACACAGCATGAACTTCGGTAGGCGTGATACCTTAATTAAATGAGTCGGTATCGGGTGCAAAGTTAACAGGACTTGAAACCACCTTGAAAGCGTATAAGAAACTGTTACTCTTCGGGGGTTAGGACTATATAGAAAACCTAACTCCCGATTTGTTTATTATAACTACAAGTTATATACTTATAATTAAAAAAGAATTTAAACTATGGTATAATAGTTTCAAATAAAAAAGGTTAGAAAGCGTACCTTGTTTAAACGCTTTAACAATGAGAGGAAAATATGTTTAGTTTAAAAACATTTAAAGATAGTTACGATTCATCAAAAAACTTTTATCATGTAAAAGTATTTGGTATTAAGTTTAGAGTTGCGACTAGAACTAGAGGAATAAAAAGCAACTACACCACTTACAAAACGGGTAGAGGTAGAGTCATAACTCTAGGTAGAAAATACATTTGCATAATGGGAGGTTAAAATGATAGATAAATTTGAAACAATTAAAAAAGGTACTCTATTAAGAGTTAACAATGGTTTAGGAGAATGTAATGCCTACGCTATGGAATCAATTAAACAGGGTAAGGGTTTTAAAAGAACTTTACTCGTTGATATAAAAGCTAGTGAAGTTGGTTTCTTTGATGAAATGGGTAGTATTTATGTTGAAGATATAGTGAGGGTAGTTTAATGAAAGTCAAAAAATTATTAGAACTTCAATCAGTTATAGAAAACAGGGCAGTACCTTGTGACATGACAGACAATATTAAATATTGGTCAAGGACAAAAGGTGATTGGGTTAGTATATTAGATATGGATTTAGTCCATGTTGTTCGAGCTTTAAATCTTGAGAGTAAATTAGAAATCGAAAGATATCAGGATAAAAATTCACAAGAGATTAAATATTATATAAATGAAATGGAGGCAGACAATGCATGAAGAAGATAAAATAATTTGTGATTACTGTGCCGACCCTGAAATTGTAGCAAAGGTTAGCCATGTATTTTTATGTCAAAAATGCTACGACAAGGAGGAAGTATGAGCTTTGTAAGTTTTGATTCAAATGATATTCAAGATGGGGCAGATGCTAGAAGAATATTACAAGGAGTAGAAGATGCTATATATGATATGTGTGTATATGATTTTGATAAAGCTAAACTAACTCTAAGAGAAGGTTATAGTTTAGAAGACTTTGTACATGGTATTGCTATTGGATTGCTTGGTGAGTACAGTCAATGGGATTATGTGCAAAGAAATAAACAGAAGGAGGAAGCATGACAGCAGAAGAAATGTCAGATAATAACTTTATTAAATTTCAAGATGATTTTTATAATTTGCTAGAAAAATATGGAGTAAAAAA